TATAAGACTAGAATCTGTACTCAAACTTCTAGCGTGTTTTCCTTGAACTACTTTCAAGTTAAACTCAGAGTCTTTGTACTCTTCTGCTTGTGTGTAAGCCTCTAAGTCTGGATATTTTTCTCTAAAAGGCTTTGCATGTGCGTCCCACCAAGCTTTATCGCAAGCATAATGGAAGTCTAAATAATCTACTAGCCTATAAGAATCATTACAACCAAAAATAATGAAATCATTCTTATAGGGTCTTATAGTCTCTACTACCTCTTCTGTCAGAGAAGGGCCTGTAGCTATAAGAATGGCAGGTTTGTTACGATACTTTAAAGGTATTTTCATAGATAAAAAAGCCGGACATTTCTGCCCGGCTTACCGTTTCTAAGCTGAAATATAGCTAAGAGCTGCAAAGACAACAGGGGTACATAGTACCAAACCAAGTTGCATTACTGCCCCTAGTACATCCCACTTTTCATTTACGAAGTTCTTCATTGAATCTCCAATTTACCCAATAGGTATTGACGTGGGCTTACTAGAGGGCGAATACGATAGGTCTATCGTTAACATTCCGTTTTCCATGGAAGCAGAAGAGACCTCTAAGGCATTATCAAGCTTTAGATGCTTCTCAAAACTTTTTCCTGATATACCTTTGTGCACCCAGCCTCTACCTTCGTTATTCTCTTTTTTCTCACCTTTAATGGTAAGAATATTTTTGTGAACGTTCACTGAAATTTGGGTTTTGTTCCATCCTGGAACAGCTACTTCAACTATGTAGCCATTTTCTACTTTTTCAATGTTATAACGAGGGTATTCTGGTGCCTGTTGAGTATATAACGGGCTGTTAATTAAATTGTCGAAACCGACAAAGAATTTTTCAAGATTTACTGCATTCATAAGTTTTCTCCTTTTAAGAAAGATGAACTTGCCCCTTTCGGAAGCGTAACAATCGTTTTAATTTACGGATTTTGAAAAAGACACAGTTAGACTGGTATCAATTTCAGGGTATATTATATCACCTACACCAAATTGTGTCAAGAAACTTTTTTGCTCAACTACCATCGGCTAAATAATTCTTGACATAAAAGCCGTAACATCGTATAATATACACTTAATCAGAGGAGATTGTATGTTAGTAAACTTAGTTTGGATTACCCCCGAAGCAATGAAAGTCATTGCCTATTGTGCAAGGGTTAGTAATCCCGCAAATCAGGACAATGAGAGAACAGCCCCGAAGTTGTTAAAGTATCTCAAAAAAGAAGCACACTTTAGCCCTTTCGAGATGGCAAGCGCTTGCATTGAAATCGAAACTACAAGAGACATTGCTCGACAGATTCTGCGGCACCGTTCTTTTAGTTTTCAGGAATTTAGTCAACGCTACGCAGACCCTACCCAAGCATTGGATTTTTCTACTAGAGAAGCTAGACTGCAAGACCCACGTAACCGACAGAACAGTATTCCTGCCGAGAATGATGGATTAGAAATTGCTTGGCACACAAAACAGAGAGAAGTAATCGATGCTGCTACTGAAGCCTATACATGGGCTATACGCATGGGAATTGCAAAAGAACAAGCGAGAGCAGTATTGCCAGAGGGTAACACGCATACTCGACTATATATGACAGGAACTTTACGCTCGTGGATGCATTTCTGCGACCTACGAGGAGGTAACGGCACTCAAAAAGAGTGTTCAGAAATTGCAGTAGCCTGCAAAGAGATTCTCTGCCAAAATGGTGGAGACGTCTGGGGAGACTCATGAAACGTATTAGAAATACAATTTTAACTGTAGCAATTCTAGCTGGATTGTTATATACTAACTGGCAAAGCACTATGATGCTTGTCGAACACCCTGAAATGTACGGAAATCCTTATTTATGAATGATGTTTGGAACGGAGAGTCAAGAGGAAACAGTGATGTTATGCAAGAGCGCATACGAATTTGGCACAGAGACCGCAATTTGATTGATGGCAGTACTGATAAAGACCAGTTCTGCAAGCTGATTCAAGAATGTGGGGAACTGTCAGACAATATGTGCAAAGGCAGAGACATGAAAGACGATATTGGCGATATTATGGTTGTGCTTATTAATATTATGGAACGCAATAACTACTCTATGATGGATTGTCTAGAGACTGCGTGGATTGACATTAAAGATCGCAAAGGAAAGATGGTTGATGGCATCTTTGTAAAGGAAGCAGATTTGTGAAACTTGTAGAGGCATTGAGAAACGGCAATGTCAATATCACTTACGAAAGTTTAAATAGCGGTAAAGAGATTACAAAAACATATACATTAAAAACTATATTTAAAGTAAATGTTAGTCTCAAATCAGATAAACTTATTGCTTATGATGTAGAAGCAAAGGAATGGGAAGATATAGAAAGATCTACCATTAAAAAATGGAGTATAAATGAACAGAGAAGAAGTATTTAACCAACTGAAGGAAGACGAAGGTGTCAAGTATGAAATCTATAATGACCATCTTGGCTTGGCTACTTTTGGTGTTGGTCATCTTGTTATTGAGAGCGATTCGGAATTTGATTCGCCCTTGGGTACGTCGGTATCAGAGGAGCGGGTTTGGGAAGCGTTTGAAAAGGATTTGGATACATCTATTGATGAATGCGAAGTTCTTTTTGGCCCCAAATGGCATGACTTTCCGGGAGAAGTTCAAGAGATTGTGGTAAACATGATGTTCAATATGGGGCGTCCTCGTTTGTCAAAGTTTAAGAACTTCTGCGCTGCACTAGAAGAAGCTGATTGGGCGAAGGCTGCCATCGAAGGACGAGACTCTCGTTGGCATAAGCAAGTAACGAACCGTGCTGAACGCCTCATGGTACGATTAGAAAATGTATCTTAAAGTCATATTTCTTCTAGGTGTGGTCGGAGCTGCTGGGGGTGCGTATGCGTATCACCAAGTCACTGTTGCGAAGTTAGAGAATGCGGTTATTCAGTTAGAAGCTAATAACCGTACTCTTAAAGAGAACAACAATGTATTACAGGTAGCGGCCGAGAACAATGCGACGAAGGTCGCGGAATTAGAAGCTAGAAGAGAAGTACAGCAGGCTCAAGTAACTGAACTTACTGCTGTAACGGCCTCTCTTCAAGCTGAGAAGTCTAACTTTATGAAAGTATTTAAAGATCACAATCTTACTAGGCTTGCAAGAGCAAGACCTGGCATGATTGAAAAAAGAGTAAATAAAGCCACCGCAGGTATCTTTAGAACAATAGAAGAAGAGTCGAAGGAGGTTGAAAATGAGGACGATTAGTATAGCATCATTACTACTTGTTAGTGGGTGTTCTTGGTTTGGCGGTAAAGACATGCCAGCACCCTACGTAATGCCGGAGCCTGTTGTAGTTACTAAGATAGAAACAGTTCCTATTCGTATCTATCAGCCACCTCTCCCTCGTGAAATAGACTTACTCGATGTTAATTTCTGGATAATAACAGAAGAAAACTATCAGGAGAAACGAGCAGAGATTGAAAAGATGCTTGATGGACAGTTTGTAGTATTCGCTCTGACACCAGACGGGTATGAGAAAATGTCCGAAAATTTACAAGAGTTACGCAGATACTTTAAAGAAACAAAAGAAATCATTCTATACTATAAAAAGGCTACTACTTATGAGACTGAAACAGAAGATCAATCACAGAATGGACAAGCTCCAGGAGATGATGGAAAGCAATCAACACCTGGAGAATGAAGAAGTCGCCTACGATCTTACTCTAGAAGTAAGTAAGTTCTGGTCTGTATTAGATGAATCGGATAAAGATTATATACAAATGTGCCAACTGGCTATTGAAGAACAAAAGGAGTGGAATGTATGAGTGCGTGGGAAAAACAAGTTGGTGGAGACCACTATAAGAAGTATGCTATTCAACCTACAGAGTATGCTGAGAAAAACGGCCTTACTTTCTCCGAAGGTTGTATAGTGAAGTATATTACTCGCTGGCGTGATAAGGGTGGTATTGATGACTTGAGAAAAGTTATTCACTATGCGGAACTTTTAATTGAGTTAGAGATACAAGCAGGCAAACAGGTATAAAGTTATTGACACAACAAGCTTTAGCCCATATAATATGCACATCTTAAAAGAAAAGAAGGAAAAATATAAAATGTCAGTAAAATTCAAGCCTAACGAAGTTGTGTTAGATCGAAAGACTAAAATTAAAACTGTGCGTGTATTTCCAATGGCAGGTGTAAAAACCTCTGAACTTGTGGAGCTATGTACAAAACCTGACTCTGATCTTCGCAGGTTAGAAAGGAAAACCCGTGTGAAGGCACGAAAAGAATTAATTAAGAGAGGTGTATCTGTATGAGAAACTTTAATTTTAGCATGAGAGATCGAGACCATAATGATGAATCTATCTCTTTTGACTTTGACAGTAAAAATGATTTTGAAGTACGACATAAGCTGCGAAAGTTTTTCAAGGCTTGCGAAATGTCTGTCAATGATGACTTTGCGGATGAATTATTCGAAATGCGATCGATGGTCGCTATTAATCTAGAAGCAGTATGCGCTCAGGGTACCGACCCTTCCGCAGAAGAAGAGCTTTATGACTTACAAGAAGCTTTTGATAGGGTAATTGCATATGTCGAATCCGAACTATAGATTGCTTCAGCAGGCGTTAACCGAACTGAATGCAGAAGGTAACGAAGAACGTGGGCGTGAAGGAGAGGAACTCAAGATAACGTCTGACGGGTATGTGAATACAGCTCCGTCGGGCGAACTCCCAAGGTGGGAAAAAGCAACTGCTCCAGGTCATCATGCCGGTGTTACGGAGGAACAGTGGGCAGAAGTACTAAGAGCACTACATCGGGAAAATAATTCTTGACAAGAATCCTCTTTGCTAGTATAATTATATTTTAACAGAGGGAGAACTATGATAATTTCAGGAAGTATTGACTATTCTTACTCAGGCAGGAAGCGTAGTGTGAAAAGGACTCGGAAGACCGAACCAGTGTTTCGCCCCGCTTCTGGCCCTTTGTTCAAGAATACGAGGGAGGATAAATACTACCCTTCCGCTCCTATGACAAAGTATAAGCCACCAGCCGATGTTTCGTATAAGCGAGAAGAAAGCAAGAATTATACTGTAGCAATCGCCTACAATAAAGGCGGTTACATGGTAATCGGTAAAGATAACATTAAGGATATTGGTAAGTGATTCATACACCGCTATTTAGAGCCAAGGAAAGACATATACAAGATAGACTTGTTATGGTGTGCCTTGAATTTATTGAGCTGAACTACGATAAAAAGTTAGCACAGCTCAGTAGAGAAGAAATGAAAGAGCTGGATGAGTTTGCTTTTCGTAATGCTAACTCTGTAATGTGCTATGGAATACGAGAAAATATTAAGAGGTGGGAAAGAGCACACGAAACCACCGTAGAGGGAGGCGAATACTTGAAAGAGTTAAACCTTCGAGAAGGAGAAGACTAAGTGTCGTACAGCGAACAGGTTATGGATCACTACGAAAACCCACGGAATGTAGGAAAACTCGACAAAGATTCCCAGACTGTTGGCACGGGCTTAGTAGGTGCGCCTTCGTGCGGTGACGTAATGGTTCTACAGATAGACGTAAAAGATAATATTATCTTAGACGCTAAATTTAAAACTTATGGGTGTGGAAGCGCTATTGCTTCCAGCTCACTGTTAAGTGAATGGGTAAAGGGCAAGAGCTTAGAAGAGGCCGGCAGTATAAAAAATACTGACTTAGCTAATGAACTTGCACTTCCACCTGTTAAGATTCATTGTAGCGTACTAGCAGAAGATGCTATAAAAGCTGCGATAAAGGATTACAAAGAGAAACAAGATATGGCAGTTTTATAGTGACGGAGATAACGCCAACTACATCAACAATGAGAACAGAATATTCTCATAGAGAGCCATTAATAGAGAGACCCTTAATAAAAAAAGTGCACAAAGTGTTACACACAGAAAACATTCAACAGACGACAGTGTACACCTACAATAAGTGGGGCCAACTTGAATCTACGGTGTTGTACAATAAGCCGATAAATCAAATAGTATGATACGGCAGGAATTAAAAGAGAAACAAGCATGATGATGGATAGGTTGTATCAGGAAGCAGAAAGCATTGTTTTAGCAATGTGGGACGAAGAACCTGAAGAGATGGCAGCAGAAATTTCTGTTCAGCTTTCAATTAGCGCAGATTATGCGTGGGAGTTAGTTCAACAAGTTATTGTAAACGAAATTCGCATTGAAGAAGATTACAGTGACGGAGATAATGATTTATTTGACTGGGATGGAGACGCATTAGCCTCCGCAGGGTTTGGGACTGATGAAGACTACTTCTAATATTATTGATTTTAATAAGTATAAGAAAGCCAAACAGAGAGGTATCTCTGTAGTAGTAAATGATAGTTTCGATACTGCTACTTTCACTTACACCATTACGAACGATAAAGGAGAAATATTTGAGTTGGAAATACCCTACCCAAATTACGATAGTTATTTTGACAGTTAATAAAAAATAATTCTTGACACGCAACCTATTTACCGATATAATTGTATTCATAAATAAGAGAGATTCTTATTTAAAATCCACTAGAGATACCCCCTAGTTATTTGGAGTATCGCCCACACCCCTCAGGCGTAAATGAGTGGAGGATTCTAACTTCCTCCTAGTTAGACGGTGTAGTTGCTACGATAAGTGACTCTTCGGAAGGCAGTCCGATGCGGATATAAACTGCCCTTGGGGAGCTAATGACCCCGTTGCCCCATAAACTGGTACCGATTCCTATGGGCACGTCGAACCTTACAGGCGGGAGACGACGTTAAAACCTTTCCACCTGCCGAGAAGAGAACTCGTAGACCATCTCCGTGTAAGCAAGCCACGTTAATCAAAAGGATATAGTCCGGTTGCAGGTTTTATGGCTTTTTTCCTGATAATAAAAGGCCACTATTTCTGAGATGAGGCAAACTGTCATGGAGTAGTTAAGACTTCCCCGAAGAAGCACTACACCTCATCGAACACCTGGGGGTGAGCAGTCAGCCTTAAAGCGTAACGCGCCCCCACCTATTATAGAGGTCTTTATGTATGTATGTATTTGCAATAATATATCCAGTAAAGACTTAGAGAAAGATCCTAGCCTTATTGATAAGGTAGGAACTAAATGTGGTAAATGTATTGCGCCAAATAACGCGCAGAGCTTTATAAAAGGAGTTTATACATGCCAGCAGGAAAAGGTACTTACGGTAAAAAGAGAGGACGTCCAAGCAAAAAAGGTAAGCAAAAGCTGCCAATGGCTTTCTTAAAGAATATTAAGAAGAAAAAGAAAGCGAAAAAGAAACGTAAATAATGGCTGCTCGTGGATTGTATGCAAATATAAACCGCCGAAAAAAGAAGGGTACTAGTAGAACTAAGAAAAAGTCTACTATCTCACCCAAAGCTTATTCCCTGATGAAAGCAGGGTTTAAGAAGAAGAGAAAGAAAAGTGGCAGCAAAAAAACGAAGAAGCGTTAGAAAGAAAGATCCCCGCCTTAAAAGAGCTGGAGCTTCAGGTTTCAATAAACCAAAAAGAACTCCCAAGCATCCCAAAAAATCTCATGTTGTCGTCGCAAAGACTGGCGGCAAAGTAAAAACAATACGATTCGGCCAGCAAGGTGTCTCAGGTTCTCCCAAGAAAGCGGGTGAATCTAAGGCAGCTGCTGCTCGTCGTCGTTCATTTAAGGCCCGTCACGCAGCTAACATCGCCAAAGGGAAGTTGTCCGCAGCATATTGGGCAAACAAGGTAAAATGGTAGAAGTATAGGATACTTTAAACTATTAATTTAAACAACTACTCAAGAGACTACTAATAAAAATGATAAGAATTTTACTGTTACTACTAGCCCTTCCCGTATTTGCGGAAGAAGCTCCGATTGATGATAACACTATTCGTACTGATTCTACTACTAACAGTACTGTTAATACAAGATCAGATACATCGACGACCTTGAGGTCTCCTCCTGCGTCTGCTATTACGCCTACTATCAACACTTCAAACAGCGATTTGTGTACTTTTGGAGTTGCGGGGGCTGTTCAGACACAGATTTTGGGTATCTCTATGGGTTCTCAGATAACTGACTCAAACTGTGAACGGTTAAAACTTTCGAAAACTCTGTACGATATGGGAATGAAAGTTGCGGCGGTATCTACATTATGTCAGGATGAGAGAGTATTTGACGCGATGCTGATGGCAGGAACTCCTTGCCCTTTCGAAGGTTTGATTGGAGAAGAAGCAAAAGCAGCGTGGAAAGTAAATGAAGAACTTGAACCCTCCGTGGACGAAACGACGGAAGAGAAGGAAAAAGGACTCGGTGATGGTACTAAGACACTCATGGGCAGTGCCGGTGTTGTTAGCTTGCTGCTCTTACTCATACTCTAGCGAAGAGGTATATGGAACGACCACAAATGCGGCCAATGTTGGTTTAAATTGGGTTATGACTAACGTGCTACCACAGGCGACGGGATTGACTGTAAACAACGTGATCTATAAGTATACTACTGAGAAAGACCCTGAAGCTGATATGTTAGTTCATGTTCAGAATGAGAATGCTCAGGGAAATGGATATATCTTTAGAGCCACAGACGACTGGTCAGGTTTGCCAGGGAATACGATTAACAAAACAATTCCTGTAGGTGGCATAGGGATTGATTTTTGGGGTGACGGTTCGATTGAGATTGAAGGTTTTGGCACAGTACTAGACCCAGAAGTTTATTATACTTATCAATATGTTCCGTGTGATAATCCTCAGGTAGACCCAAAATGTCCGGGCTATATTGACCCGCTCACATTAATTCAGGAACCTGAGATAGATACTTCTAGTGAAGAGTATATACAAGAAGAACTAGACCGTGAAGCGAACATGAAAGCACAAAAGGAAGAAGAAGAAAAAGAAGCACGAGATAAATTTGCTAAGGCCACTGAAAAGAAAGTAAGAGTTAATTTAGAGAATATGTTAGGCTTATCTCCGGGGGCAGGCCTGCAAAAAGAACAAGACGCATTACTACACAATGCACTAGTACGAATGAGTTATCTTTCTACAGAGTATCTGGGAGAGATAAAAGGAGGGGAGTACCCAGATGCAGCAATGCTTAAAGATAGTAATCTGCCCGATAATGCAAGTGCACGTAGAGTAAACTTTGCGCAAGACATAATGCATCAAAAAATTGTTCAATCTCAATATGATTGACATAGTAAATGAGGAAACCACATGAAAAAGTTAGTTATTTTATTATTTTGCGCCTTTAGTGCGCAAGCAGAGGAGATGGAAGTAGTTGGAAATGTTGCTTCAAAATGCATAGTAACCCCAGATACCGCAGGTGTATACGGTAACCCAACAGCAGATGAACTAAGTACTGATCCTACAGACGGGGGAGTTGATCCTATCGTTCGATTTGATGTAATTCAAGCTAGTATGTATAAAGCTAGGATTTTGTATCCTACCTCCTTTTCGGAAGCTCCTGCATTGAATGATACTGTAGTATGGACTGGCGACGTTGCTACGTCTCAAGTGTCAGACACTAGTATGTCTGGATATGACGCAGCAAAAGTTGAGTTTGATAATGTTACTGAGTTTAATTTGACCGTTACTGGAAGCACCTGGTTCAAAACAGAATCAAAAGCAGAGTACGGTTATGGTAAAGCATTTCCGGGTGGTGTATACCGCGCGGTGGTGAGTGCTGAATGTATCGCTATCTAGTTTTATTACTAACAATAAGTGGTGCAAG